TGTGTTTCGCGTTCGCGCAATTGGTCGAGCGTCGGCGGACGATCTGCCAGGATAGCATTGCCTTCCTCGATTAAATTATTAATCGCGACATGCCTATCTTCGAGCGCCTTTAGGTATTCATCGCTCGTAGCGAGCGCATCAAGGCCCATGATACCAGAGCCAAGACCAAGCGCGCCGGTCGGATCAACGCCTTGAACCTTGCCGAAATTGGCCGGTGACTGATATCCGATGCCGAGATTGCCTTGCGGAAAATCGTATTGCCTATTCTTGCTATCTCTCACAATTTCGCGCGCAATGATATTGGCAATATCTTTTCCGCGTGTAACCGATAGCGCATCACTTGCGGGTCCGATCATCGTCGTCAATCGGCCGAACTCTTTTGCATTCTCTTCAATCGCGTCGTTGTGACTATTTAGAATATCAGCCAGTACGCTTGACGCATCGTCTAAACTAGCATCGATATAATCAGAACCGGCCGACGCTGGCGGCATGTCTGCAAATACGGTATTAATCCACTCGGCAGGCTTTTGTATTTCTCTACCAAGAGGAACGAAGAAGTCGTCCTTGAAAATACGCCCGGTTTCTTTTGCGACAGTTACAATATCATCGCCATATTTTGTCCAGAGCGTAGGACCCTGCGGCATAGTACCAGGCGCTTGTTGCACCGGGAAATTTCGCAAGTTGGTTTCGGCGGCATACTTGCCTAATTCACGAGAGATCGTAGGAAGCGTTCCGCCAATAACCGCGCCAGCCGCAGTTCCAACAGGCCCGGCAGCAGATCCTAGTTTAGCGCCAACACCTGCGGCGGCAAGAGTCGCTGCCCATTCCTTGGCGTTCTTAGCGGTTTCTACGGTTGTTTCGAGAATGCCTTTGAGCTTTTCGCCGATATTGTCAAGCGGTCCGCCTGCGTCGTCAAGCGTCCTGATCCAGTTTGCGAGCTCGAAACCTGCATCCTTCAATATGTCAGTGACACTACCTTCTTGGCCAGTGCCAATGATAATGCTTTCAATTGCAGATTTTACGGAAGTCCAAGCACCGACAAGATTGTCCTCCATGGTATCGGCCATCCTCTTAGCCGCACCATCTGCTGCGCGCGTATCCTCTGCGGCCTGCCGCATTTCTTCATTATATTTCGATAATGCCAAAATTGCAGGAGCGGCACGATTGCCGAAAATATCAAACGCCTTTGAGGCGAACTCGAACTCGCCGACTGCGCTTCGCGCTTTCGCGAAATTATCAATCAAATCCTCGAATGACTGGCTCCCGACCTCAAACGCGCTAGGCAATAGCCCTGCCGCATCCGCCATTTCCTTAAGCGATGTAGCGGCCGATCCAGTAGGAGCTGCGAGCGATGCAATAGATTGGCGCAATTGCGTTCCGGCAGATGATCCTTGGATACCGTTATCGCCAAGAACGCCAATAGCTGCCGACAACGTTTCAATATCAATCCCGAAAGAAGCCGCTACATTACCAGCATAGTTGAGCGCCTCCGCAAGCTGTTCGATATTAGTGTTTGAGCTTGCAGCAGTAAACGCTAGCGTGTCAGCAACACGCGTCATTTCAGAGGCTTCAAGCCCGAATTGCGACATTGCATTACTCGCAATGTCTGCCGCCCTACCAAGATCGAGCGAACCTGCCGATGCGAGATCCAGCATCGACGGCATAGCCGACAATATATCATTGACTTCAAGCCCGGCCATGCCGAGGAATTTCATGCCTTCGGCCGCTTGTGACGCCGTGAATTTCGTTGAAGCGCCAAGCTCCTGCGCTTGTTGCGACAATGCGTCGAACGATTCACCGGTTGCGCCTGTAACCGCTTCGACGGCCGACATCGTAGATTCGAAATCGGCCATGATACCAATAGCCGATTTAATGCCGTAACCAATGGCCAGGCCACCGAGCGCACCGGAAACGCCAGTGAGCCCGGCAAGCAAATTGCGAGTGCCCAAAGTTAACGATTGAAGGCTTCTGCGCGCGATAGCAGCACCAGAGACCACGCCCTTAGGGTCGAGATATACTTCAATTCCTTGTCGGTCAATGATACTCATTTATCGCGTTTTTTCGCGGACACCTCCAATAGATGTGCATCCATACGTTGCCAGATACGAATCGCCATTTCGCGCGCGTCTATATCTAATTTATACTCATTCAAGCGTGATGTCATGGCCTCGTATGATATAGGGTTGGCGCGGCTGATACCGTAAGAGCGCGAAGCATTTAGCCGCCGAAAGCCCTCCCTGTAAAAAGCGTATTGAAATTCGTACTTAGGCTTTTTCTTGAGCTGCGGCGGCATCTTGCCTGTTTTGATATAGATTCGCTCGAACGTCTCTATTTGGCCTGCGTACTGCGCTTCCCACTCGATTTCTTGGCAGAGGATTCCCCCAGGCGCTCTTCTGCCTTCCGCAGATAATTATCACTATTTCGAGCGGCAGCAACAACGATTTCGTATAGCGGTTCCGACTTCTTCAGCAATTCTCGCGCATTCTCTTCGCTATACTCGAACGGCTTGTCGCCATCAGTCAGGCCCTCGAAATTATACAGGCATCCGTCAGCATAAACATTAGCCATTACGACGCGTTCGAGCTCTGGCTTACCAGTTGCCTGCGCAATTTCCAATTGATACTTAAGCAGCGCCTCGTTCCATCGCTTGCAAAACACTCCAGATCGGCCAACGTACAACACCGCATCGCCACCGATCTGCACAGGAACCCCATTCTTTACCTTCTCGTCATCGTAAACAAGAGTATTGATATCCACCGTTTAAATCACGTCCATCTGAATTGAATAGTTTAAAGTATCATCAATTTGAGCTTCGAACTCTGCGTTAAGCTCGATAGCCCATCCGCGCTCAACGCCTTGAATCGTAGGCGCTTTCAGCGTTACCTTGGGACAATATAACACAAATGTTGAATCTCCGTCGTACCTACAAGAAATTCTTGTAACTTCCGAATCAGCGAACGACGCGGCCTGCGCTAGAGTATCGAAATGGAGCGTGAATTTGCCTGTGATAGTGCGCTCTTTGAGTGTTAATTTGTTTGATGCGATATTATGATTTGTGTAATTGCGCTTCCAATCGTTACGCACTGATAGATCGAGCGAGATGAGGCACGCCGCCACGCCGCCGATTTCAAACGATGTAAATTCGCCATTGGATAGCGGGATCTCTACCGAAAACGGATCGTGCTCGCCGATGGATGCGGAATCATAGGCATATTCGCCACCAATAAACGAGATCGATCCGCTACTCGCACCTGATGGAGGAAATGTAAGCTCTAGGCGAGAAACAGCATTGTCTTTGAATAGCAGGTAATCAGGATTGCTGCCAAACTCGCGCTCTAGAAGCAGTGGCCATTCGGTGACACCATCGCGCATGCTATAGCCGTATAAATTTACGCTCGGAATGCTCGTTTGTAGCGTAAACGAATGATCGAAAACGATATCGTCACCGTTGACGCTTGCAACCTGGAACACGCCAGTATTGGAAGGATCGACGCCGCTGCCTGAAATTCCGAGCCATTGCCCTGGGTAAATCCCGAGCGCATCGAAATCCGCGCCGGTAGCTGTCAAGGTCGAGTTTACGAGCTGTGCGCTAAACGGTGTCGTATAATCAACAGAAACGACACTAGAACCGAGCGCAGCAGCGGCAAGCTCTTTATACTCGCCCGGTGCATACTCGAAATTAACAGTGCCCTCAGACGTTTTGGCGGCCGGTATAGAGCTATACACGGCCGATCGCCGCGTAATACGTCGCTGTGGTGGTGTATTCCTGCTGCCTGTGTACCGGTCACGAATCGCGCGCAGTGGCTTGAGCGCATTCGCCCTGGTCTTGCCTAGCAATGCCGGATTTGAAATGTCAAATATCACGAATGAGTCCGAGCTGTATCCGCTCACGTAGGCGTAATTCCCGTCATCAGACACGGTGACATAGTACGCGTCCCCGATCACGTCGCTGTTTGCGTATTTCGTAACGTATGCAGGCGCGGCATAGTTGGAAATATCAATGACAGTTAGAGAGTGGCCCCAGCGGCTTGCGACATAGGCATAATCACCATGAGTTGCCACCGAATAGGCCGCGTTTAGGTTCGTGCTATTGGTATACGAACCGGTGATCGCGCCGGTCGTAACGTTCAAAATTGCAAACGTGTTTGTGCCACAAACCGCAACATAATCAG